TTAAACATTCCATAAAATATTGATACCATCGGAAGTCACTCGGACCTTTGATATCAGGATGTTTACTATCATTTTCTGTTGTTCATAGTCACGTTTTCGGATGTCACCTTTTGCCAGTAACTCTTGTACCTTTTTCTTTTTATCTTTCTTTTGTGAGTTTGTGTCGCTTTCCAATTCTGACTCAAGTGTATTTTTCATCTGCAAGAATTCAGATGATTTTTTCTTTAATTCGTCCAATGTCAGACGGTCATCTATGTATAGGTCATTTAACCGGCTGATTTTGTTTTCCAAGCTATCAATCTGCTTCTTAATTGCTTCACGGTCTATCTCTTTGCTTGGACTGTCGAAGATGCTATCTAGGTATTCTGCATTTCTTTGCATTTTTAAGATTTCATTTATGACGTAGTTCTCAATGTCTTCCATGCGATACGATCCTGAGTCGCATTTTCTGTTATCGTTGTATACGACTGCAGCTATTTTCTTCCTTGGGAAACGTTGGTAACAACTGTAGTATCTAGGTCTTGTACCGTCTTTTCTTATCTTTCCTAACGTCACTCTTAGTGGTGAGAGGCAATATCCGCACTGGGCAATTCCAGCTAGCATGTACTTGCCTTGGAATGGTCTGCTTTGGCCAGTTTTCTTGTAAGCCTTTATTTGTCTTTCTTTGATTTCTTCTTGAGCAGCATCGAAGTCTTTTTCAGGAACGATTGGTTCATGATTACCTTGGTATATGACATTGTTATATCTTATTTTCCCACAGTAGACTGGATTTTCTATGATAATTCGAATGGCACGATAGCTCCAGTTAGGGGTTTTAGGGTATTTTTCGTTTAACTTGTCTTTTATTTTCCTGATTGTCATACCGCTTAAATAGTCAGCGAAAATTTCGCGGATAACGATAGCTTGGGCTTCATTTACAGTCAGTTCGCCTGTTGATTGGTCATAGTCGTACCCATAAGCGACTCTAGCCCACATCATCGCTTTTCCAGACTTGGCACGTCCTATCTTACCAAGTTGCATACGCTCTTTGATTTGCTCACGTTCCAGCTGAGCAAATACGCTGAGGAGCCCAATCATCGCTTTTCCAAATGGTGTGGAAGTATCGAAATTCTCTTGTAGGCTCAGAAAGGATATGTCATTCTCGATAAATACATCTTCGATAAGATGTAGTGTGTCCTTTTGACTTCGGCTTAGACGATCCAGCTTGTAAACCAGCACTGTATCAAATTTCTTGTGCTGCGCGTCCTTGATGAGCTTAGTGATTGCAGGTCGTTCCGTATTTGACCCTGAAAACCCGGCATCTGTGTATATGTTGTAAACATTCCATCCCATGATGTTGCAATAGCTGGTCAGCTTGTCTTTCTGCTCGTCAATAGAATAACCTTCTTCCGCCTGATTAGTTGTACTAACGCGAACGTAAATAGCCACTTTGCTCGTTGTTGTCATGTTGTACCTCTTTCAAAATTTATTAAAAAATGATAAAATGGGTACAAGAAAGGACTTCAAAGGGTTGTGCCTTTTGAAATAATTTCTTGTGTCAATGCCTCACGCTCTCCTCGGCCAAAATTTGAGCGTGGGGCTTTTTATGGTTTATTTAACCGAAAATCGAACCAATAATACTGAACAGGATAAACAATGGAATCCCGATGAAAATAGCTCCTAATAAACACCCAATTACAGGAGCAATGAGATCTCCAGTTGTATCTGTTTTTTGTACGCCCAGAGTTTGGAATTCGTTTTTTTCCTGCTCTGGCGGAATAGTCTTGTCATATACATGAACGTTTAGTTGCAAACCGACTTTTAAATCTGTGTTCTCAATAACACGATATTTTGAGAAGTCAAAATATTTATACGGACCACCTACTACCCAAATTGAGGAACGAAGTTCCAAATCTGAATTGGCGAGTATTTTATGAATTTCTCCCGTCTTGTCTTTTGGTATGTAGCCGACAAAAATATCTTTAGCTATAACTTTGATAGCATTTGAGTCATTTTTGTTTGCTGGTTCTGGTATTAGAACAACATCCGAAGTCCAAAAACCGCCATACCTATACAACTTATCACCAAATTCAACATATTCTCTAATTTCTTTTGTTGAGAAACCGTTATAGGGCTCAGCTCCAAATTCCTCTTGGTAAATTTTTTTAATTAGTTGGTGAATGTTTTCTAATCTATAAGATGTCCCTGCCACTGAGTATTTTTGTGTAAGAATCCTTTGATTATTAGCGTAGTCTTTTTTCATAAGGGTTTTCCTTAAATAATTTTAATTTTCCATTGGCATAAAATTCCCAACAATTTTCCCGATGATTCGAGGGTCTTCATCATAGGCTGCAAACTTATCCGCATACTTGCTGTTGAGTGAGACAAGGCGCAGGCCGTCTTCTTCTCTGTAGACTTTCTTAATGTAGGTCTGGCCGTCCCATTCTACAGCATATATTGCACCGTCGTAATCAAATCCAGTCTGTTTGATGAGAACTACTTCACCGTTCAGATAAGTAGGTTCCATAGAATCTCCAAAAACCCAGCTTGCAAAATCGTGATCTAGTTTTTCATTATGCAATACCACATCATAGCTATTGTCTCCAAAATAGTTGTAACCATTTCCTGCGGCCAGCTTTTCGTAAACCTTATACTCAAATAGTTTTGATTCATGAAGTCCGCTAATTTTTCTATTATTTTGTTCAACGAGTTCTTGGTTAGCATATTCCAAGACTTTTTGTTTTCTAGGAGTATGTAATTGAACAACAGTCTCAGTGATTTTTTGAGCTAAAGGGGAGGTAGGGATTTTGATTTCTTGGATAGATGCTCTATCAAACAACTGCTGAGGTTTTACATTCAATGCTTTAGCATATTTCCTAATATCAGTTTCATCCAATTGCCTATTACCATTTTCATGATTTGATATTGTATTTTGTTTAAAACCCGTCAATTCTGATAATTGTTTTTGGGTCATCTTCTTAGATTTTCTTATTTCTTTAATAGAATTGCCTAGGATATTCATACCAATTTCCTTTCTCTTCTTATAATATAACATAATGAGATAAAAAAATAAACAAAAAAATCTCAAAAAGTGATAAAAAACTGTTGACAAATATCTCAAATCGAGATAAACTATAACCAAGGTCAAGGAAACGACCAAACAAAAAGCCCGTGAGGGCTAGGAAGGAGCTAACATGACATGGATTGGAATTACTTGCGTACTTTTGATTTTGTTGACTTTCGCAGAGATGTTAATTTTTGTAATAGGATTGTTGATTTTTGATGAAGACGCTCCGCTAATGTTACTTGTATTGAATATAATTGTACTTGTTCTTCTGCCTGTATGGTGGCCAGTCGCTGCGCAGCTATATTGATACATTATACCACATAGAAAGGGGGTGGGCGTGTGACGAAAAAGCAAAAGCTAAAAGAAAAATTTTTAGAACCTAAAAAACGACTTAGGGAAGAACGGTTAAAGCGTGAATACACAGAAATGTATATGGCTGACTTAATCGGTTTGAAAAATCGTCGTGGTTATTCAGAAAAAGAAGATGGGTTACAACCATTCAAAGATTATGAGATGGCTATTATCTCAAAAAAATTTGGTATTTCAGAAGCTGAATTATTTTTTTGATCCAAAATATCTCAAAACGAGATAAACCTAACCAAAATAGAAAGGAAACACCATGAACAAGAAAGGACGGCAATGAACGAAATAGCATTATCAAACAACCTGACCCAGCTTGAGCTGGAAATCAATCATCACAAGCAGATTGCAGGGCAGTCTATTTGGGAAATCGGAAGACGACTGAACCACGTTAAGGAACATGATTTGGTGCATGGTCAGTTTATGGCTTGGTATCAGCGTATAGGTCTTGATAAAGACTTTGTAAGCAAGTCAATGAAGATTGCAAAAGAACTTCCAAATTTCGAAACGTTTCGAAATTTAGGGGCTACTGCATTGCACCTAATAGCTACCCTACCTGCAGAAGCTCAAACGGAACAAATCCAGCGGATTGAGGCTGGCAATGCTCCGACAGTAGCTGAACTTCGACATATCAAAGCGAAGTATTCCAAGGCTGTCCGTCGCATTGAAGAGCTGGAATCTCAACAGTTAGTCAAGGAAGTTGTGAAAGAGGTCGCTCCAGCTGACTACAACGAAGCTATCCAGAAAAGCAAAGACTTGGCAGAGCATATCAAAGCCTATGCTGACAGAAACGCTTTTCTCGAGAAAACCTTGAATGACTTACATGCCAAGCGGGCTGAAGTTGATGAAAAGTCAGCGAAGTACGACGAGTTAACAGAAGCCATCCGGCAGTCACAGGGACAACTCAATGAAACTCAATCAAAGATTGGCAGCTATAAGAATCTACTTTCTTTCCTGAGAAAGGGGAATGAAATGTTACTACACATGGGCGGTCTCATCTACATTGATGAGGAACGAATCATCAATTTAGATACGCAAATGCGTAGAGAATTTGAGCAACTACAACAATCAGTCAATAGGCTGGCTGATGATTTGAACAAAATACTTAAACCAAACAATGAAATTTTAGAAGGAGAAATCTTATGACACAAGAAATTATTCAATCACAACAAAATGAAATCTCTCAAGAGGATATCCTCATTCAAGTCTTGCAAACTCAAAAAGAACTCAAACAAAATCAAGAGGTCTTGGCTGGTGATGTAGATTATCTAAAAAATAAGCAACCTATCAATCCCTCTGTCAGTATGGAACTTGAAAAACTACGCAAAACCAAGGTCATCAATGCCTTAGGTGGTATGGAAAGCCTAGCATACAAGAACCGTTCTTTTGCAGGAAAGGTATTCAGACAGGCTGCTAAGGATTTCAAAGAACATTTTCGTATTCCACGCTATGATATGTTGCAAGTCAAGGACGAGCAAGCAGCGTTTGACTATTGGGACATGTGGGAGCCATCAACAAATATCAAGATGGAAATTCAACAAGAGAACGGTCAAGGGAGACTGGCTAGTGTTGGATAATAAAAAAGCCCCTCTGGAACGGCAATTCCATTGAGGGACTAGCAAAACATTTATAAGGAAATTATAACATGGCTAAAAGAAAAGAACAATGGAAACCTAAAATAACAAACTTACGCAAGGAAATTGTGGACGGTCAAGAACAGTGGGTCGAGTTTGACCCAGCAACCTATGTCATCCCTGCAGGACATCCTTACTATCGTGTTTGGAAAGGGATTTGTGAGTCAGAACTAGACAAGGAAGGTGCAGC